AAGAAGCAGAAGAATATTTACGTAATATTATGAATCAATATAGAAATAAATTGGTTTATGATGCCCAGACAGGGGATATTAAAGACGATAAGAAACATATGTCCATGTTGGAAGATTTCTTCCTACCTAGGAGAGAAGGAGGAAGAGGAACAGAAATATCAACCTTACCAGGCGGAGAAAATTTAGGTCAGATTGATGATATTATATACTTCCAAAAGAAATTATATAGAGCATTAAACGTTCCTATTAATAGATTGGAACAAGAAGCACAGTTTTCTTTAGGTAGATCTACAGAAATATCTAGAGATGAAGTTAAGTTTAAGAAGTTTATTGATAGACTTCGCAAAAGATTTTCAGACTTATTCTTCCAGGCACTTAAAACACAGTTATTGTTGAAAGGTATTATAACAATAAAGGACTGGAATGCTTGGAAAGAAGATATAGTATTTGATTTTATTGAAGATAATTACTTTAGTGAATTAAAAGAATCAGAAATGGTTCGAGAAAGATATGAGTTAATATCTAGCATAGATGAATATGTTGGCAAATATGTCTCAAATGAATGGATTCGAAAGCAGATATTAAGACAAACAGAAGACGAAATAAAAGAAATCGACAAACAAATTGATACGGAAAGCGAGAAGGAAGGCGAAGACCTTACTCTTGACATTTAATTTTTTATAAATATATACGAGGAAAAGATAATGAATACAAATGAGTTAGTTAGTGATATTAGAACTAGTAATAATGTAAAGGCTAATAAATCCTTTGATACAGTTATGGGTGAAAAACTCAAGGCTGCATTAGATGCCAGAAAGATAGAAATTGCTTCTGGTTTAGGACAAACTCCTGACGTTTCTGATGAAATAGAAGAAATCGAAGTTGAAGTACCTAGTGAGGAATAAATATGCCGTTCTCATTTAAAGAATTGAGAGAAAAGTTAACTCCCAAGAGTATCATTGTAAAAAAATACAAGGTTGAGGGAAAGGAAGTAGTTATAGCTAAAGAAGAAACTGCTTACTCTGTTTCTGTCGATGGTGAAAAGCTTTATGATGAATTTGAAAACCAAGTAGAGGCTGAAGATGCCGCTACTGCGTTTTTAGAACTCTTAACTGGAGAAGAAGAAAATACATGAAATTAATATCCGAATATATTAATAGTCCATTAGAAGTTATTATAGAAAAAACTGATGGAAAGAAAAACCTTCATATTGAAGGCGTATTCATGCAGGCCAATAAAAAGAATCGTAATGGCCGCATATACGAGAAAAAGATTTTGGAATCTGCCGTTGACAAATATGTCAAAGAGCAGGTTTCGCAAGGTAGAGCCGTCGGAGAATTAAATCATCCGGAAGGACCGACAGTTAACCTTGACAAAGTTTCACATAAGATTACGAACCTGGAATTTCAGGGAAATAATGTTATTGGAAAAGCATCAATACTTAAAACCCCTATGGGAAAAATCGTTGAAGGTTTACTCGAAGGTGGTGTAAAACTTGGTGTATCAAGTCGTGGTATGGGAACTCTTGAGAACCGTAGAGATGGCATGTACGTGAAGTCTGACTTTATGTTAGCTTCAGTGGACATAGTCCAAGACCCCTCTGCTCCGTCCGCTTTCGTTAACGGAATAATGGAAGGCGTAGACTGGATCTGGGACAATGGTATCTTGAAAGCTCGAGAAATTGAATCAATTGAGACTGAAATAAAACGTGCTCCTGCAAGGGCTTTGCCTGCGCTAGAGATAAAAGCGTTCAAGAATTTCCTCTCTAAACTTTAAACTCTATTTGGAGGAACTAAATATGTCTATGACTGACAAAATTAGAAATATAGTCGAAGACGTTTCTACAGAAGATCAAGAAATTGAGCAACCTACTGAAGATAATTCAGAAGAAGTTGTTGAAGAACTTGAATCAACGGAGTCTGAAGTTTCGGAAGAAGCTGAAGAGGAAGTTGAAGTTGCTGAAGCTAAGGTTAAAAAGGAAGAAGATGAAGATGAAGACGAAGTAGAGGAATCTGCTCCCGAATCTCCATCAATGCCTAAAACCAGAGCCGGAGTAATTAACGCTGCTGTTGAAATGCTCAAGAAGGCTAGCAAACAAGAAGCGCAAGCAATGTTTGCAAAAATGACCAAGATGGATGAGTCTGAAGACGATGGATCAGTAAAGAAAGCTGTTAATGTAGTTACACCTGAAAAGGATAAAAGCATTAAAGCTAAGCCTAGCGCTGCAAGTGCTAAGGCTGAATCTGCTGACTGGGAAGAAGACTTAGATCTTATCGTAGCTAATGAAGCTACTCTATCTGATGGATTCCGTGAAAAGGCTGGAGCTATCTTTGAAGCTGCTTACACCTCAAAAGTAGGCACCGAGATTGATAGACTCGAATCTGAATATGCGCAAAATCTTGAAACAGAAGTAACTGACGTTCAAACTGAAATCGTAGAAAAGGTAGATTCCTATCTTAACTATGTAGTTGAAGGCTGGATGAAAGAAAATGAATTACAAGTTCAAAACGGTCTCAGAACTGAGATCGCTGAAGAATTTATGAGTTCATTGCAATCTGTGTTCAAGGAACATTATATTGAAGTTCCTGAAGGAAAAGCTAACTTAATCGACGATCTCGCCGAACAAGTTGCTGAACTTGAGGATCAACTCAATAAATCCACAGAAGATAATATACGATTACATGACCAATCACAGTCTTATCAAAGAAGTGACGTCGTGCGTAAACAATCTTCAGGCTTAGCAGCTACTGATGCTGAAAAATTGTCTGGACTAGTTGAAGATATAGATTTTGAAGATGAAGATACTTTCGAAACGAAAGTAAAAACCATCCGAGAATCTTACTTTGCTAATACAGAAGATGGACCAGTTGATGAAGCTGATGCAATCGCTGGACAAGATACAGACCCTGAATCAGGAAACGTATCTAATTCAATGACCGCATACACTCAAGCCATTAGTAAACACAATCAATAATAATTATTGAATAACATTTAAACCTTAATGGGGGAAAAAACAAATGTTTAACGCAGACCAAAACCTAATCGAAAAATGGTCACCGGTATTGGAGCATGAAGATGCACCACCTATCGATGACAAATATCGAAAAGCGGTTACTGCACGTCTTCTTGAAAATCAAGAAGTAGCCCTAAGGGAAGAGAAACAACAAAGATCATTCGGAGAGATATCAGAAGCAGCTGCTAACGTAACTGGTTCAGGCATCGATAATTTTGATCCTATTCTTATTTCCTTAGTAAGACGTGCAATGCCTAATTTGATTGCTTATGATATCTGTGGCGTACAGCCTATGAGCGGACCAACAGGTCTTATCTTTGCACTTAAATCTCGTTATACGACCCAAGGCGGGACTGAAGCGTTATTTGATGAAGCTGATACTTCTTTTTCAGGTACAGGTACACATGAGGCAGATCCAACTGGATTAGCTGGTGTAGTTGATGCTGACACCGATGGTACCATTGCCGATACTGCTGACATAGTCAGTTCACTCGGTCTTGGATTACCTACGGCCACTGCGGAAGCACGTGGTACGTCCGGTGGAGTTGGCGCAGCTTTCGCTGAAATGGCTTTCTCAATCGAGAAATCAACCGTTACAGCAACATCAAGAGCGTTGAAAGCCGAGTACACTATGGAATTAGCACAAGATTTGAAAGCTATCCATGGTCTCGACGCCGAAGGCGAACTTGCTAACATCCTATCTGCTGAGATCCTTGCGGAAATCAATAGAGAAGTTGTTCGTACAGTTCTTATAAAGGCAAAAATTGGTGCACTCCAATCTTCAACAGCAGTATCTGGTATCTTTGATGTCGGAACTGATTCTGATGGTAGATGGATGGCAGAAAAATTCAAAGGACTAGTAATGCAGCTCGAAAGAGAAGCAAACGTCATTTCAAAAGAAACACGAAGAGGCAAAGGTAACTTTGTACTCGTTTCTTCTGACGTAGCTTCTGCTCTAGCAGCTTCTGGTGTAATGGATTATACGCCTGCACTTTCAACTGGACTTACCGTTGATGACACTGGCAGTACTTTTGCCGGAGTTCTTAATGGACGCTTAAAAGTCTACATCGATCCTTATTCAACCGTCGATTTCGCATGTGTTGGGTATCGCGGATCTAATCCTTACGACGCTGGTATATTCTACTGTCCGTATGTTCCTTTGACTATGGTCAAAGCCATCGGCGAGAATGACTTCCAACCTCGTATTGGGTTCAAAACAAGATATGGCATGGTTGCCAATCCTTTCGTCTTTGTTGACGGAATTGGTACTAATAGGGCTAACCCTTATTTCCGTATCTTCAGAGTTGACGACATTATGGTGTAACCGTAAAGTAACAAAACTTTATTAAAAGAGGGTCTTCGGATCCTCTTTTTTTATGTGCCACTTTATATAAACCGCCCGAAATGGACATTTTGGACAGATAGTAATACTCAGATCTTTTTTCCTCCGCTCCCTGGCGTCACCTCTGGGGCCCCTATCTTAGGGTTTTTACTCGTATATATAATATAGGTACTTTAGAAAATAAAGAACTGAAGAGGGAACACATATGTTCCATTATATTAACACACACACAGGAGGATATCATGTCCGATTCTAAATCAGGGTTCGAAATCAGAGCCGATTTACTAAATCAAGCACAAGGTCTTTTGGAAGGAAACTTGCAAAGAGAATGTGACGCGGTTTATATGCACAACGATAACTTTCCTAACGATAAAAAAACTTTACCGTTAAGAGAGATTGTTGGCGAAGATATCATTCAAGTTGCCAGACAACTTAATGAATTCGTAAATGAAAAATAAGTAAAGGAAGGGGGGCTTCGGCCCTCCTTTTCTTATAAATAGATGTATGAAACAATTATCAAATGAAAATAAAAAATCAACATCAGAACAATTAATGGATGAACTAGAACCAATTAATAATATGGTGGATGAAGGTGGCGCAATTCATCCTACAGAATATGATGAATCTGATGATTTAGAAGATGCAAAGAGATTAATGAAAAATATCACAGAAAAAGATATGGATTATAGTGGAGCATTTGAATCGGATATAAAATGAAGGATTCATTTGATTCTTATTGTTCTAGAATGTGGTTAGATCATTGTGACGAAAACAAAGCACCACTAAGTGTAACCTATACAAGAGAAGAATATATAGAAAGATGGTACGAGTGGTTACTAGATAAATGGCAAAATAGGAATTATAGAGAAGATGTCGACATTAACAGCAAATAAAAATTTTTTAAGTCCGGTAGGATTTACCTTTAAAATAGATCAGACAAATTTTGCAAATCTAGAATATTTTTGTACTCAAGTAACGTTCCCAGGAATTAGTTTGACCGAAGTTCAAGTTCCTTATAGAGGAGTTAATTTAGCTCAAACCGGAGACAGAATGGTTTTTGATGATCTTGCAATAAGATTTAATATAACCGAAAACATGGAAAATTATTTAGAACTTTTTAATTGGATGCACAATATAATTAATAAAGGTGATGCCGAAGATTATAAGTATGATGCCAGCCTATTGATTATGAGTTCACATAATAATATGGTAAAAACCGTAAAATTCCAAGAAATCTTTCCAACAGCTCTCTCTACAGTCGAGTTTAATTCTCAATCATTAGATGTAGAATATCTTCAAGCTGACGTATCTTTTAGATACACTCTTTTCGAATTCGTTTAAAAAACAGTTTACTTTTACCCCAAAGTGTGGTATAATAGATACTATGTATGTATTAAATAATGGAGACTGTGTATGCAATTAGAAGATATATTAGAAATGTGGAAGAAGGATTCTGTTATAGATGAAATGACTTTAGACGAATCTTCTAGACAATCAGCCAGCCTCCATTCCAAATATTTAGAATTACTAAGTGTTACTAGACTTAGAGCTAAAAAACTAGACTTAGAATTTAAACCCCTTCTTAGAGATAAGTTTATGCACTATAATGGTAAACTATCTCAGGCAGAACTAGACCAAAAGGGTTGGGATTATGATCCTTTAAATGGTCTTACCGTACTTAAAGGTGATATGGATAAATGGTATGATGCAGATCCTATTATTCAAGAACACCAATCTAAAATGATATATCAACAAGAACTAGTAGATACTCTTAAAGAGATTCTCGATAATGTTAAATGGAGACATCAAACCATTAAGAATATGATAGAATGGAGAAAATTTACAAGTGGAGTTTAAAATATATGACCACAAATACGAATGGAAAGGTAATTTTAGTAAGGCACGTGATTTAATTAAAGCGGCTCTAGAAGATTTAGGTCATTTCGAAGGTTTTGGTGAATTATCAATTTATAATCATACTTGTATAGATAATTTAGATGATTTACATGGTCCAGTCTTATTTGTTAAACCAACAGCACCTACAGCAGAACATTTTGCTATTGATAACCTAGGTTATGCTAATAGTTCTAGTCTAGCATTTGAAGAACCTATGGAATATGAACATATGTATACTCATTTAAATCCTAAGAATAATATGGATTGGTCTAACATAGAAAAATTTATAGAAAATAAAACAAATAAATGGGATGATTCTATTTTATTGAAGTGGAGACCTGCAAAGGATATACCTGAAGATCATATATTGATAATTGGTCAAATACCTGAAGATGAAGTAACAAATGGATTTGGGTTTAAAGGTCACTTTGATAGATTAAGAATGATAGTAGATAAATTACAACATGAGAATATTGTAGTAAAACTGCACCCGAGTTTTAAACTACGAGGCAAAACAAAAGATATTGTCGACAAATGGATTCAAAATGATATAGATGTTAGAACCGGATTTAATTCTATACACGATTTCCTCCCGTACGCACGCGTAGCGATCGTAGATAATAGTACCTCCGGAATAGAATGTTTAATGCACGAAGTGCCTATCATATCTTATGGCTGGCCAGAATACCATTGGGTAACCAAGAAACTACAATCATTAACTCAATTAAGAGGATTAGTATCAGATACTTCTTGGCATGAAAGGGATGCAGCCAAAAAGTTTATTTACTGGTACATTCACGATTATTTGTGTTATGATTTTGAAAGCACTAAAAGAAGATTAAATGGACTCCTTAAAAGTTAAAAAATTTAACGAAACTTTCTTATTAATTAAAACCGAACCTAGCATAGAAAGAGAACTTGCGGAGCATTTTTGTTTCTATGTACCTGGATATAAATTCATGCCGGCGTATCGAAATCGAATGTGGGATGGTAAGATACGCCTATTTGATATGCGTGCATGTACATTATATACAGGGTTATATAACTATCTTTTAGAGTTCTGTATTGAAAGAGGATACACAATAGAAGGTGATGAAATCATTGAAAAAAGTGATATTGATGTAGATTTAATGACAAAAGGAATGCCCCTGTGTGTAAATTCGGCTGATATAACACCAAGACCGTATCAAAAAAGTGCCTTAAAACACGCCCTAGACGTCCAGAAATCGTTATTATTGTCTCCTACCGCTTCAGGTAAAAGTTTAATCATTTATCTGGCTACGAGATTTTACATTAATAATGATCCATCTAAGAAAATATTAATAGTAGTTCCGACGGTATCTTTAGTAGAACAAATGTATTCTGACTTTGAAGATTATAGTTCTAAAGATGAAAGCTTTCATACTGATGAATATTGTAGAAAAATACACGGTGGAACCGAAAAAGGGTTTATCTTTGAAAGAGTAATAATAAGCACATGGCAATCTATATACAAAAAACCTAAAGAATTCTTTAAAAATGTTGGTATGGTTATAGGAGATGAAGCACATCAATTTAAAGCCAAATCTTTAACAGCTATAATGGAGAAATGTGTTAATGCAAAATATAGAATAGGAACTACAGGCACATTAGATGGAACTCAAACACATCAATTAGTATTAGAAGGATTATTCGGACCAGTACATAAAGTTACTACATCTAAAGAGTTAATGGATAAAGGTGATTTAGCTCAAATGGATATAACTGTACTGTTATTAAAATATCAAGATGAGTATTGTAAGGTTGTATCTAAACTTAAATATCAAGAAGAATTAGATTTTATCGTTAAGTATCATCCTAGAAATAACTTCATTGCTAATTTAGCTTTGGATCAAAAAGGTAATACTCTTATATTATTTCAATATGTAGATAAACATGGTAAACCTTTACATGATTTATTAACTAAAAAGATAGCAAAGAAGCGAAAATTATTTTATGTATCTGGAGAAACGAAAGTTGATGCGCGCGAAAAAATTAGATCTATTACAGAAAAAGAAAATGATGCTATTATCGTTGCTTCTATAGGCACGTTCTCTACTGGTATAAATATAAAGAGACTACACAATTTAATATTTGCGTCTCCTTCTAAATCTCAGATAAGAGTACTACAATCTATAGGAAGAGGCCTTCGTGTGAGTGGCGATGGTATAAATACTAAAGTATACGATATCTCTGATGATTTACATTGGAAGAATAAAAAGAACTATACTTTAAATCATGCTGCAGAAAGAATTAAAATTTATGCAAAGGAAAAATTTAAGTACAAATTGTACGAAGTAAAAATATGACAGAAGAAAGATTAAATATCAGACAATTTAAAATGCTTAATGGGGAAGAGATCATCGGGTTAGTCAATCAAAAAGAAACTAATTCTTATATTATTGAAAGACCTTTTAGGATTTTACCTAATATGATTGGAGGATTTACGCTTCTACCATGGTTTCCATTTTCATCACAGAAACTATTTAAAATAGGCAATAAATTTATAATGCACCATGTTGAAATTGATGAAGACATGAAGACTGAATATATCAAATTAGCTTCTGCTAAACCTAAATTAGCTAAGCCAGCCTTGGCGCGAACAGATAGCAGAGAATTATTACAGGAATTTGAAGAGTTTTTAGAAGAAGAAGTAAGAGAAGAATTTGATTTTGATCATGATTTTAAAAAGAATAAGGTCTTACATTAAATCTGTACTCTCTCTTTCACAGGACACTCTATTATTATACCACAGAAATGGGCAAATGTAAACCTTTTTTTTCAATTTTTTGAAAATATTTTGGTTTACTTTAAGTCAAAAATGTAGTATAATAGAGAGTATAATTATAATGATAATATTATGGAGACACCTATGGCTGATAAAAAGAAAAAAGCCCATTACATAAATAATAAAGAGTTTTCATTAGCAGTAGTTGACTATGTCACCTTGGCTAATAAAGCTAAAGCAAAAGATAAACAAGTACCTATGGTAACAGATTACATAGCAACTTGTTTTCTTAAAATTTCCGAAGGTCTATCACATAGGCCTAATTTTGTAAGATATACTTATAGAGAAGAAATGGTTATGGATGCAGTTGAGAATTGTCTTAGAGCAATAAAAAATTACAAAATTGAGACCGCAACCAGAACAGGCAAACCTAATGCCTTTTCATATTTTACTCAGATCTGTTATTTTGCCTTCATACGTAGAATAGCTAAAGAGAAAAAGCAACAAGATATTAAATTCAAGTTTATTGAGAAGATGGGGATAGAAGATTTCACTCAAATGGGTATGGATGATTCTGGTGCCGCAGAATCTATGGTGTATATAGACACACTAAGAGAACGTATGTCTAAAGTACGACATGGAGATCAAGCACTTAAAGAATTTAAAGCAAAAGAAAAAGCTAAAGAAAAAGAAGACAAACGCCTAGAGTTATTTATGAAATGAAAAGAATGACTACAGCAAAAAAGATTCAGGCAAATAGACTGACTGCTAAAAGAACAAGAAAGGATTTAAAAAGAAGGCCTCATGTAAAAGCCTTAATTAAATTGCAAAAAAAGATTAATCTTATGTATAGACAAGCCAGAGCAAAGTGAAATTAGCAATACTTAATGATACCCACTGTGGTACTAGAAATTCTTCTGAAATCTTTTTAAATTATCAAGAAAGATTTTATAATGAAATATTCTTTCCTTATATGAAGGAACATAACATCAAACATATACTCCATTTAGGAGATTACTATGAACACAGGAAGTTCGTCAATTTTAGAGCGCTTAATAATAACCGTAAGGTCTTTCTTGAGCCCATTAGGGATGCTGGTATTACTATGGATATTATCCCTGGGAATCACGATGTATATTTTAAAAACACTAACGAACTTTGTTCTCTCAAAGAACTTCTAGGATATTTTACAACTAACGTCAACATTATTATGAAACCGACGGTACTTG